ACGACGACGCATCATCAGCTTCATGCCTTCAGGTGCATCGGTCTGGACCCACCATGCGGTGGACGAAGTCAGACGGGAGATAACAGCAGCGCCTTCGTCCAGCAAGCCGATCGATTTGACCGGATTGATGTCGTTGTTGGCGTTGCCAGTACGCAGAACCGACTTCAGCAGAACTTCAGCTTGGAAGATGTTGCCCGGGGCGACCACCAGTTGGCGGGGCACCAGACGAATCTTCTTGCCGTTGTTATCCACGGCCTGACGGACTTGGATAAGCATCTGCTCGAGGGAGGTTTGCGACAGATTTGCAGCGGTGGTCAGCTGGTTGCTGAACACGCCGTTGACGATCGGGTGAGACGGGCTGATCAGTGCCACGCCATCGCTGTTGCCGCTTGCAGTGAAAGCGGTGTTCAGGATGTTCGCGCACAGCAGTTCCTTGGTCTCAATCAGCGACTGTGCCAAGTGACGTGCGTACACTTGACCGAGGCGGATGTGATCGCCATCTTCCACGAGGACCTTGGTCAGGGCAAAAGCCAGACCGTAGACCTTGTAGACGTAGCGCTGCAGGAACAGCACGCCACCTTGCTGGTACGTGACGGGGGTGCCGTCAGGCAGCTGAGGTGCAGCGCCGAATCCGTACAGGACAGGCTCTTCGTGGTAGTTACGCGGAATGCCATCTTCCTCACGGAAAACACGGCTCCACTCATCAGCGCGTTGGTCATACACGCCATCGAAACATTCGTTCAGGATCGGTTCAACGATGGAACGAAAGTCCGTACTTCTCATTGGTGCGGCCATTTTTCGTTACTCCTTAAAATGCCACCACAGTAGCTTGGTACTGTGATTGGTTGATCTGAACCTGTACGATCGTGAAGGCATCGCCCCAAGCGTTACCGATGTCTTGCGACAGGCCGATAATCTTGAGTTGGGCGGTACCCGACGAACCAACGAGGCTGGCGGAGATGGTAGCTTGCGACAGACCAGTGGTCGTAGAACCATTGGTGATGTTGCTGAAATTGGCTTGATCGCCGATAGCAGCTTGCGTCAGCGTACCGTCGCACTGGATGTCGTACACGATGTTAGGGTCGGTATAGAAATACGCGACGCACGAGCCAGCGATGTACGCGGTGTTAGCCGGCCAACTGTTGTTGACGCGACGACGGCCAGTAGTATCAGTCCATTCGACACCAGCGAAGGCGCCCATGAACGTGCCAGTATTGGCAGCGATGACCACGTTGCCACTGGTATTCACCATGACAGGTTGGCCCTTCAGAATGGCCGTAGGATAGGCCGAAGCAATACCGTCAGTAAGCGCCACCGCACGATCCAGACCTACCGGCTGAAACGAGGGACGCAAACCAAACGGAGCAGAGGTTGCACTCATATTTAACTCCTTGGGTTAGCCGGAAAAGACCGGCGTACGGATTGGTTGTCGATCGAAATTACCCATACCATCACCCTCAACACCTACCAGCGACTTCCCGTGGCTATCCCGTGCGCCTTGGAGTTGCTCGACTTGGACACGGATTTTTTCCGCTTCCTCGAGGGGCTTCTCATAGTGCATGTGCGTCATGACTTCTTGGTAGATGTCCATCGGCAGTTTGAATAGCAACATTTCGTTGCAGGAGATGAAACCGACATGCTCACCTGCCTTCACGCGATAGTCTTCATAGCCGGGTATCTCTTCAGATTTAACTGGAACGTACCCAAGGCGAATCCGCTTATCGATGGAGTCGTAGCTGTTGGTGGTTGATAGCCAGCAAAGGTGCCACCCGTCAAGGGTAGGCATATTAGGCAAGGCCGATTGTGTCCATTCCTCGCTCCACATCTTGCGACGTTCCTGCGTAGAAACAAACTTCTCTTCAGGGGCTGCGCGGCTGGCGTCCTCGTTTGCACGAGTTTCGCGACCACCGGCATTTAAAGATTTTTTAAGACGAGATTCAGACATGATTAGTTACTCCGGGGGTTGTTACGTGCGTCCGCTGCATAGCGCTTGATCATCTTTTGCCGCTTTTCGGGGTTGTCCCACATGCCGGCGTCCTTCATCGCTCTGACCTGTTCGGCTGAGAGAGTGAAAGTGCGGTTTGTGCCCCCGTATGCGGCAGATGCCTCGCGTCCTGAGCTTCCCACGGTATTCCTCGGAGTTCGTTGTTCACGCTTATCTGACGGTGAATTATAGCGATGAGGAAGATATTTTTGCAATCTATTATCGAGTTCGTCCCAATACTCCGCACTTTCTGCGTTCCAACCGGCTTTTGTTAGTTCTTCGTCAATCTGCTTGGCGATCTTGCTATCGGTGTCCGACAGGTCCGGTTTGTACCACTCGTTGCGCTCGATCCAGCCCGCGGCGTGCCGCTGGACGCTAGGGTTAATCGGCTTCTGCTGGGGCTGCGCCGGCCGGTTGGCCTGCTGCTTGGCCTGATTGAGCTGCTCCAGCGTCTTCTTGGTCTCGTACAGGCCTTCCTGTGCCTCGACTGCACCAGAGCCATCGCTGGCGCCAGTAGCCTCTGACAGCTTCATCCGGTAGTACTCCAAGCGTACCTGCTGGTCCTCAATGGCCTTGTCGATCCGGCTGACATCGTGCTGCTGCGTGCGCTGCTCCACCCGGGACAGGCGGTTGGTGAGGTCCTCGTTCTGGCGCTGCAGCATCTGCAGGCGCACATCCTTCTCCTCGTTGGTCTTGCGGATCAGGTCCTTCTTGGATCGACGGCGAGCGCGGCGCGCTGCGCGCACGGCCTCGGAGTCATCCGGGTGATCGACGTCGCCGTCGTCATGCGCTTCCTGCTTGGTCTCTTCTGCGCCATCTTCAGCGGCCAGAAGGTTATCGGGTAGCTCCACCGTCGCGGTGCCGTCACCGCTCTCTTCGACGTGCAGTAGCTCTTCTTTGGGTTCTGTTGCCATGGTATTTCCTTAGACGTAGGCCTTGAACGACAGGGGGTCGTCCGTTACTCGGGCGATCAGCTCGTGATCGTTGCATGTCATGAACAGCACGGGGTCCTCGTTGTTCTCACCGGGTACCGGCCGCTCCCAGCGGTCTCCGCCCCAGCGCGGGACGCGCACGTAGTCGCCTACCTGCGCCCAACTGCCCTCCGGCCATGGTGCCATGGTGTCGCGATTTCGGTAAGCCAGAGGGCCTACTGCCACGACCTTACCGACCATGTTGTTCCACTTCTCATTTTCTTTCGTTTCAGCGACCAAGATGATGCGACCGCCGTTGACGGTTTTCTTGACGCGAAGAAGTTGGATGATCACTCTGCCGCCAAAGGGCTCCTGCCCCGGCATTACGTCTGGAAAGGCCCACGCTAACTCGGTGGGTTCAGACACTCTCTCAGTACCCGTGATATACGGGATTGGGTTATCGCTCATGCGGACTCCTATCGACAAAGCACATATTGCAGTGCATTACAAAGCGCATATTTCAGCGCGGCTTGGGGCCTTGCGGCCTTATTCTTTCTCAGCGAGTTTCGCGTTCAGGGAATCCAAAACCCATTGGATGCCCTGATACTCCCCTACGAGCCGGTTGTACGAGTCGTAGTTACCTACAGGATTCTCAACCAGCGACATGCGGATTTCCGCCTGCCGCTGCTTTATGAGGTGAATCAGTTCCGAGATCACTTCTTGGACTTGACGTGGCTCAGGCCGCTTTGCTTGGGCGCGCTCTTGGCTTGGCCGGTAGCTTGCTGGCTGGCGCCGGTGAGCTTCTCACCCATTGCAATGCGTTTATGCTGGGGGACGTTGATGCTCTTCTGTTCGGTATCACTGGTAGCCATTTGGAACTCCTTGGGGTTGGTTTGCTTGTTGAATCGTATCGTGGGTGAGCTTAGCATTCTCAATCTGCACCCGGGCCTCATTATTGATCTGGGCGATCTCTAACTGCAACTGCCCGTCCGCCTGCGCCTCTTGCGCCTTGGCCTGCATCTCTGCCTGCGCGCGCTGCTGGCCATCCTGCAGCTTGGCCTGTGCGATCTGGCCGTCCTGCTTGTCCTTGGCGGCCTTGCGCTGGGTCTCGGCCATGCTGGTGTCCTTGACCACCTGCGCGTCGGGCGGCAGGACCACTGGGTGCTGCTGCTGTTGCTGCTGGAGCATCTGCTGCAGGTTCAAGAGCTGCGGCAGGATTTGGCCGAACACCTGCTGGCTATCGAGCGCGACGTGTTGGCCAACGGTAGCGTAGAGCTTGTCGATGATCGCGGTCAGGTGTACGTTGTCGTAGTCCGCTACCGGCTTGCCGCCGCGCAGGTTGGCCACGTAGCCGTTCATGCGGTTCAGGTACCACAGGGTCATGTGCTGCTTGATGTGCTCGACGCAGTTGGGCAGGAACTTAGGCGCGATGAACGGATTAGCTCCGAAGCACGGGTCCATGCCGAACATCAGGTGGCCTTGGATGTGCGCGATGTGGTCCTGCTGCATGTACGCATACGACGGGTGCCCCAGCGACATGGCTGCGTTCTCGTCGGCCAGCGTGCGCTGCTCCGGCGCCGGAACGTCCTTGAGCAGCTCGCTGATGTTGGGAATCTTCAGCTGCTTGAGGAAACGCTCCTCGACGGCCTTGGCGTCGTACAGGTCGGGCTTGGCATCTGCACGCTGCAGGACTGCCTGCATCTGCGCCATGCGCTGTGTCTCGCTGAAGATGTGCGGATCGCTGACCGGGATGACGTCGGTGTTCTTGTCGAAGTCCTCGCGCTGGATTTCCAAGTCCTCGATGATGTCGCCCTTGCGCATCTCGTCGAAGTGCCACCGGTTCAGCCGGCACAGTACCTTGATCAGGCGAGCCTGCGACTGGTGCAGCCGAGCGTGGATGGCGGAGTAGACCGCAGCGCCCTGCTCGATCAGGGCCTGCGTGGTACCCACGGGCGAGTTGCTGGTGACGTCGGCGATCTTCTCTTCGCTGGTGGTCACGACGCCCTTGGCAGCGGTATCGAGCCAGCCGAGCAGCTGGAACAGCACCGGGCTCGGCGGGTTGAAGGGCATGGGCATGGCGATCTTGCGGATGTCGTC